CACAGTTGTATCATACCTTCTACATTATGCAATATTTAATGATAATGTTAATATTGCTATACTTGCAAACAAGGCATCTACTGCCCGTGATCTATTAGGTAGATTACAATTAGCATACGAAAACTTGCCAAGATGGATGCAACAAGGTATCATATCTTGGAATAAAGGATCACTGGAGATCGAAAATGGATCAAAAATTTCTGCAAACTCTACGTCTTCATCTGCTGTCCGAGGCGGTTCCTATAATGTCATCTTTCTCGACGAGTTCGCTTTCATCCCGAATCACATTGCTGATGACTTCTTTGCCTCTGTTTATCCTACTATCTCTTCTGGTCAAAAAACAAAGGTAATCATCGTATCTACACCACGAGGTATGAATCACTTTTACCGTATGTGGCACGATGCTGAAAGAAAGAAAAATGAATATGTTCCAACAGAAGTTCACTGGTCAGAGGTACCAGGTCGTGATCAAGTTTGGAAAGAACAAACAATCGCAAACACATCAGAGCAACAGTTTAAGGTTGAGTTTGAGTGTGAGTTTCTAGGATCTGTTAATACATTAATTAATCCAGCAAAATTAAAAACTCTTGTATTCAATGACCCAATACAGAAAAATGCAGGTCTTGATGTATATGAAGCACCACGAAAAGATCATAATTATCTAATCACAGTCGATGTTGCTCGTGGTCTTGGAAATGATTACTCTGCATTCCTAGTTTTTGATATTACAGAGTTTCCATACAAAGTGGTTGCTAAGTATCGAAATAATGAAATCAAACCAATGTTATTTCCAAATGTAATATATGACATTGCAGTAGCTTATAATAAAGCATTTGTTTTAATTGAGGTGAATGATATTGGAGATCAGGTAGCATCAATATTAAACTATGATTTGGAATATGAAAACTTATTGATGTGTTCACAACGTGGACGTAATGGGCAGGTAGTTGGTGCAGGTTTTAGTGGAAAGAGATCTCAATTAGGTGTGAGAACAACAGCAGCAGTTAAAAAGTTAGGATGTTCTAATCTTAAAACATTACTTGAGGATGATAAAATATTAGTTTGTGATTATGATATTATCTCAGAGTTAACTACTTTTGCTCAAAAGCATAATTCATTCGAGGCAGAGGAAGGGTGTAATGATGATCTAGCAATGTGTCTCGTTATATTCTCTTGGTTAGTTGCACAAGATTATTTCAAAGAAATGACAGATAATGATGTAAGAAAAAGAATATATGAGGAACAAAAAAATCAAATCGAACAGGATATGGCACCTTTTGGTTTTATATCTGATGGTTTTGAGGAAGAAACATTTGTTGACAAAGACGGAGATTTGTGGAAAACTGATGAATATGGAGATCGTTCCTATATGTGGGATTATTATTAATGGCATACTTTTTTCTTGTTAGTTCTCAATTTTTTAATTTTTGTTTCTTTATTTTTGCAATTGGATTTGTGATTGCACTGACACTTGAACAGATTGTAAGGAGACAAGGTGATGAATTAAATATTTTAATAGTAACTACAAACCGTAAATTTTGTTGGCAACAAACTTGGATCGTTAATTTTTTCTGGTTTTTTAGTAATATCGCTCTAAATATTGCAACACGTTCTTCAGCACCAGTAGGTTCTGATATTATTTGGAGAGGTGAATTATAATGTTAGATCCAGTTGAAGTTAATAAATCACTTGATGATATACGTCCTTATATTGAATCAGATGGTGGATATCTTGAATTTATAGAGTTAGATTATAATTTAGAAGAAAATGTTAGAATGTATTATGGAGTAAAGGAAGGAGAAGAAGCAGCCATAGCAAAAGTTAGACTTAGTGGTGCATGCGAATCTTGTGCGATGAGTGCACAGACACTTAGAATGGGTATTGAAAGACATCTTACACAAACTTTTCCTGAAATAGTAGGAGTAATGCAAGTATTATGACTTCAGTTGTTCTTTTACTTTGTTTTATGCCGATTGTAATTATATTCATTGTTATGAAACTTGCAACGTGGTTATCTTTAACAACATTTGAAACCAAGTATATTAGAGAGGAGGCAAAAAGACCTCATGGTCCTTATTATCCTGATGCATATGCAGATGTGGATGAAGAGGAGGAGGAGCGTTGGAATTCGACGAACAATTAGAATTAGGTCACTTTACATTATCAGAAAGAAAGTGTAGAGTTTGTGGTAAGATGAAAGATTTGATTGATGGATTTTATTTAATAAGAAAGAATAAAAATATTAAATCATCATATTCCTATGAGTGTAAGGAATGTACTATTAAGAGAGTAAAGAGTAGAAAGAAACCAAAGGTTAGAGATTGGGAGTATCCAGATTGGTAGTTCATGCATTGTTTCCCCAGTGAAATAATAGTAAAGAATAAATAATTTTATAAAAATATCCTGAGATTCGGAGAAACGAATATGGCTTTAAATTTAGCCTCTCCTGGTATCGTAGTAAGAGAAGTTGACCTTACCATTGGTAGAGTGGACGCTACAAGCGGCTCTATTGGTGCATTAGTTGCTCCCTTTACGAAAGGTCCTGTGGAGGAACCACAACTAATTGAAAGTGAAGAGGATTTACTACAAACTTTTGGGCAACCTTATGCTGTAGATAAACATTATGAGTATTGGTTGGTCGCATCTTCTTACCTAGCTTACGGTGGAACAATGGAAATTGTTCGTGCGGGTGATGCTGGATTGAAAAATGCATACGTTGGTTCAACTGGTACTGCACCACTTATAAAGAGTGCAACTCATTACAATCAATTAGGTTTTGATGAGAACACTATAACAGGTGTAACAGTTGCTTCCAAAACACCTGGTAGTTATGCAAACGGAATTAGAGTTTCGATTATAGATGCTAAAGCAGATCAAATATTAACTGTTGCTTCTGGTAACACTACACCTGTTGGAACTGCAGTCACACAAACTGCTGTTGGAAGAGTTGTAGCTGGTTCTGCTGGAACAAGTGTATTAGATGGTTTCATAAAAGGTATTGTTACGGGAAGTACTGATACTACTTTAGAAGTTAAAGTATTATCACACGTATCTGCCGCTGGAACAATCACAAGTCAAAACTATCAGCAAGGTGGCATTTACAACTTTAATCCAACAGGATCAGTTGGTTTGACAACTGCTGGTCAAGCGATAACTGCAACAGGTGAATCAAGAAATTACACACAAGCACAAGATTGGTTTGCACAACAAAATATTGTTTTAACAAGTAAGGATGCAAATGGTAATCCACTTAAATTAGAGTGGGATCAATTAGCAGATGCACCTGGTACATCATCATTTGTAGCATCAAGAGGTGGTAGATTTGATGAACTTCATGTCGTTGTAATTGATGATAAGGGTGAGATTACAGGTAATGCTGGAACAATCCTTGAAAAACATTTAAGTTTATCAAAAGCAACAGATGGTGAATATTCAGTTGGTTCTACATCATACTGGAGAAAGTATCTTGCAACTAATTCGCAATACATTTATGGTGGTAGTGCTCCTGTTGGTATTACAACTATCAGTTATGAAACAGATGCAACCAACACATTAGATAGTGACAATGGTTGGGATCAACCAGCGGATTCTGCTGGTGCAGGATTTGGTGCTTCTGGAGTATTTACTGGTTCACTTGGAGGTGGTAAAAACTACGGTGGTAAAGATGATTACACAACATCAGGTGCACTTCACTCTGGTGTCGATGATTTACTCACTGGTTATACTTTATTTGAAAATACAGAGGAAATTGAGGTTGACTTTATCTTAATGGGTGCTGCACATCATGTAAAAGAAGACTCACAAGCAGTTGCTGAAAAAGTGATTGCTGTTGCAGAGGCAAGAAAAGATGCAGTTGCCTTTGTATCACCTTATCGTCAAGCATTTTTAAATGATACTGTATCAGGTACAGTAACAGTGAATAATATAGACACTATTACAGATAATGTAGTAGGATTCTATGCACCAATCACATCATCAACGTATGGCGTATTCGATAGTGGATACAAATATATGTTTGATAGATTTAATAACACATTCCGTTATATCCCATTAAATGGTGATATCGCTGGAACTTGTGCAAGAACTGACATCGAACAATTCCCTTGGTTCTCTCCTGCAGGAACTTCAAGAGGTTCTATACTAAATTCAGTTAAACTGATTTACAATCCAGGCAAAAAACAGAGAGACATTCTATACTCAAATAGAATTAACCCTGTTATTCTATCACCAGGTGCTGGTATTGTTCTCTTTGGAGACAAAACTGCATTCGGTAAATCATCAGCGTTTGATCGTATCAACGTTCGTAGATTGTTTATCTTCCTTGAAGATGCTATCTCCGCAGCTGCGAAAGATCAACTCTTTGAGTTTAATGATGAACTTACAAGGACAAACTTTGTAAACATCATTGAACCTTTCCTTAGAGATGTTCAGGCAAATCGAGGAATATTTGATTTTGTTGTTATCTGTGATGAAACTAACAACACTGCAGCAGTCATTGATCGCAATGAATTTATTGCTGACATCTTCATCAAACCAGCGAGATCGATCAACTTCATCGGTCTTACCTTCGTTGCCACCAGAACTGGTGTTGCATTTGAAGAAGTAATTGGTTCCGTTTAATTAACAGAGGTTTAATCAACTATGGCTAGAAATCAAGTCAATCCACCACCATTAAGGACAATTTCCGACTTCAAGAGTAAGTTGACTGGTGGCGGTGCTCGTGCTAATCTGTTTGAAGTTGTCCTCACCTTTCCTGATGCGGCCAAACCGCCAGATGAAGTTCTTGACAAGTCAAGGTTTATGGTTAAAGGGGCGAGATTACCAGCGTCAAACATTGCACAGATCGAAGTGCCTTTCCGTGGAAGGGTTCTTAAAATTGCAGGTGACAGAACATTCGATTCATGGACAGTCACAGTTATCAACGATACAGATTTTGCTATAAGATCTGCATTTGAAAACTGGATGAACACCATTAATAAGTTAGATAATAACACTGGATTAGTCAATCCTGCAGATTATCAAGCAGATGCTTACGTCTATCAACTAGATCGTGACGGACAAGATTTGAGAGCGTATCGTTTCTATGATACATTCCCAACACAGGTCGGTCCTATCGAACTTTCATATGATGCTCAAGGTATTCAGGAGTTTACTGTTGAACTTCAGGTACAATACATTGAAATCATCAAAGGTAGAAGTCCAGTTTCAGGTGGTGTGGACATCAGCTAAATAGAACATAATAACAGTTCAATCAAAATAATATAATGGCAAAACTTTTTGGTTTTTCAATTGAGGATACACAGAAGCAATCCGCTTCTATTGTCAGCCCTGTTCCCAAGAATAATGAGGACGGGGTTGACAATTATATTGCAAGTGGATTTTATGGTCAATACGTAGATATTGAAGGTGCATATCGTAACGAACACGAATTAATTAAAAGATATCGAGAGATGGCACTTCATCCAGAGGTGGATGGTGCGATTGAAGATGTAGTTAATGAAGCAATCGTCACAGATTTATATGACTCACCTGTTGAGGTTGAGTTGTCAAATTTAAATGCAAGTGAATCTATAAAGAAAAAAATTAGAGAAGAATTTAGATATATTAAAGAAACAATGGACTTTGATAAAAAGTCCCATGAAATTTTCCGTAATTGGTATGTTGATGGAAGAGTATATTATCTCAAAGTAATAGATATGAAAAACCCTCAAGAGGGTATACAGGATCTTAGGTATATTGATCCGATGAAAATTAAATATATTCGTCAAGAAAAAACTCCCAAAAATTTTGATTTAAATAGATTAAGACCAAATGATCAAGATCAAAATGTTCCCAATCCAACATTTGATGAATATTATCTTTATACTGCGAAACCAAATTATCCAACTGGAATGGTTTCAAAAGCAGGAAAAGGTGCAATCAAAATTTCAAAAGATTCAATTACATATTGTACATCAGGTTTAGTAGATCGAAATAAAAATCGTGTTCTTTCTTATCTACAAAAAGCAATTAAGGCACTTAATCAATTAAGAATGATTGAGGATAGTCTTGTAATTTATAGATTATCAAGGGCACCAGAAAGAAGAATATTTTATATTGATGTTGGTAATCTACCAAAAATTAAGGCAGAGCAATATCTAAAAGAGGTGATGAATCGTTACCGTAATAAGTTAGTGTATAATGCACAAACTGGTGAGATTCGTGATGATCGTAAGTTCATGTCAATGATGGAAGATTTCTGGTTGCCTCGTCGTGAAGGTGGTCGTGGAACTGAAATCACAACTCTACCAGGAGGACAAAATTTAGGTGAACTTCAAGATATAGAATACTTCCAGAGAAAATTATATCGTGCACTTGGAGTTCCTGAATCAAGAATAAGTTCAGATACAGGATTTAATTTGGGGCGTTCATCTGAGATACTTAGAGATGAATTACGTTTCTCAAAATTTGTGGGACGTTTGAGAAAACGTTTTTCACATATGTTTAACGATATGCTTAGAACACAATTAATTCTTAAGAATATTGTTACACCAGAAGATTGGTCACAAATGGAAGATCATATTCAATATGATTTTTTATATGATAATCAATTCGCAGAACTTAAAGAATCTGAGATGTTACAAAGTCGTCTTGGAAATCTTGCACAAATCGAACCTTATATTGGCAAGTATTATTCTACAGAGTATGTGCGTAAGAGAATATTGCAACAAACAGACTCTGAGATTGAAGAAATAGATATGCAGATTGAAGATGAAATCGAAAAAGGTATACTACCAAATCCAGCAAACGTAGATCCTGTTACAGGGGAACCCTTACCAGAGAATGGAAATGGTAAATTATTAGGTTCAGTTCCTGAAGATGAAGACGAGGATGATGCTGCATCACCTATTACAGATGCTGAATATCAAAAAGATACTAAAACAGCAGAGATATAAATAAGTATATTGCAATAAATTAATCTTATGGAAGATCTTGTGGATTTGATCGCTACTGATGCGAGTGCGAGTGACATTTCTGATAAAATAAAAGAAAGACTCTATGCAAAAGCAGCGGAATATGTAGATGCATCACGACCTGTTGTCGGTGCTGATCTATTTGGTGATGAGGTGCCCGAAACACCTGAAGCAGAATCTGATCTTGAAGTGGAAGACGAAACTACTGTAGAACCAGAGGAAACAGATGAGTAGAATTTTACTAAAAGGTGAAGAGGTAGCGTTAGGCACCAATACTGGTGCTGCGAATGCATTTAGTAGTGCGAGACTGGTTCGACTTGTAAATACATCTAATTCTAACCAAGTGGTAACACTCGTTGCAACAGTGGGCGGATCAGTCGTTGGTTCATTTACATTACCAAGTGGTTCTGTTGCTGAATTAGAAAAAGAACCACTACAAGGCATCTTTGCAGGTAACACTGCAGTAAGGGGTGCTGCTGTTGGATATACGAATTAAAACAATGAAACTAATCACAGAAGAAATTTCTCAAGTACAATTTATCACTGAAAAAAAGAAAGGTGGTATGAAAAAACTTTATATCGAAGGAGTATTCCTACAAGGTGGTATAAAGAACAGAAACGGAAGAATGTATCCTGTTGATATTCTTGAAAGAGAAGTCAATAGATATTGTAAAACTTTTGTGAATCAAGGAAGAGCACTTGGAGAACTCGGTCATCCCGAAGGTCCAACTGTTAATTTAGATCGTGTATCTCATAAGATTACTTCTCTTGTAAGAGAGGGTAATAATTTTAGAGGTAAAGCACAATTACTATCAACTCCAATGGGTAAAATTGCATCATCATTAATTGATGAGGGAGTTAAACTTGGGGTATCTTCTCGTGGTGTTGGATCACTTAGAGAGAGTAGTAATGGATGTAAAATGGTTGGAGAAGATTTCCAACTAGCAACTGCTGCAGATATTGTAGCAGATCCTTCTGCACCAGACGCTTTTGTGAATGGAATTATGGAAGGAAAAGAGTGGGTTTGGGAAGGTGGTAATCTTCGTGAAGAACTCGCAGAAAAAACACAAAAAACAATCAACACTCTTGTTGATCAAAACAGGTTAGAGGAAAGAAAACTTAGTCTATTCCAAGATTTTCTAAATAACCTCTAAATTAAAAAAATCTATAAATAAGTATAGATTCCTACGAATCAATCAAAAAAGTCGGTAACAACTTACACGAAATGGAAAACATCGAAGAAAACCAGGTCACAGCAGGAGCGGGTAAAGCCGATCCTATGATACCATCAGGTGCTCAAGTTGAGGATCTAGGGGGACCTACACCAGAAAACTATCGTCCTGATGACGACTCTGCAAAACTTAAGGATCCAGCAACGACCCTTGCTCAAGTCAAGGATATCGTAAATGCAAAAGCAGGTAAAGCTGAAGCACCAGCAGGAACTAAAGCAGAGGATGCACAACCTGAAGGCGATGTAATCGAAGAAGAACCAACTGCAGAAGCAACTGATGAAGTTGTTGCTGAAGAAGAAACTTCTGAAAAAGAGAAAGTTGTTGCCGAAGAGGAGACAACTGAGGAAGAGGTCATTGAAGAGGAAGAGACAATTGACATCGAAGCAGATGTTCAAGCTCTACTTGAAGGTGAAGAACTTTCCGAGGACTTCCAAAATAAAGCAAGAACAATCTTTGAAGGAGCAATCCGTTCTAAGGTTGCAACAATCAAAGAAGACTTGCAAGAAGCCTATGCTACTGCACTAGTTGAAGAACTAGATGAAATTAAGAAAGGCTTAACAGAAAGAGTTGACTCATACTTAGAGTATGTCTGTGATGAGTGGTTCCAAGAGAACGCATTACAGATTGAGTCAGGACTCAAAACAGAAATGACTGAATCATTCCTAGAAGGAATGAAGGGTCTTTTTGAAGAACATTATGTAACTATTCCTGAAGAAAAATATGATGTGCTTAATAGCATGGTAGACAAGCTTGATGAAATGGAGAATAAACTCAATGAGCAGATTGATCGCAATGTCGCTCTAAATCGTAGATTAGCAGAATCCAGTGCAGATGGCATCTTTGCTTCTGTAGCTGAGGGTCTAGCAGACACTCAGAAGGAGAAACTCGCTACTCTTGCCGAGAATGTTGAGTTTGAAAGTGAGGCAGACTATCGTGAGAAACTAGGAACACTTAAGGAATCTTATTTCCCAAGTAAAACTAGTGCTCCAAAAAACACCTCTGAGAATTTATCAGAAGAGGTTTCCACAGATGAAGTAATCCAAGAAGATACTTCACCTAGAATGCAAGCCTACCTTGATGTACTTTCCAGAGCTGTTAAAAAGTGAATTTAACATTTATTCAAACAATAAACCGTAAGAGGTAAAAACTCAAATGCAACAGTATAACACACAATACTTGCAGGAGAAGTGGGGACCTATTCTCGATTATGACGGACTTGATCCAATCAAAGACGCACATAGAAGAAGCACAACCGCTATCTTGCTAGAAAACCAAGAAAAAGAATTAAGAGAGGAAGCATCATTCCTATCTGAGCAACCAACTGTAAACACAAACACAGGAAGTAATCCTGGTTTCAGTGCTGACGCAACTGCAGCAGGTCCAGTTGCTGGTTTCGACCCAGTACTTATCAGTTTGATTCGTCGTTCAATGCCTAACTTGGTGGCATACGATCTTGCTGGTGTACAACCAATGAATGGTCCAACTGGACTTATCTTCGCAATGAGATCCAGATTTACTAATCAAACTGGAACTGAAGCGTTATTCAACGAAGCAGATTCAGCGTTCTCTGGACAGAGCAAAGAACTTAACCTAACAAACGGTTTCGTAAATGGAAACGTTGGTTTGGGTACAACTGCACAGCAGGGTTCAAGACCAGACTTACTTGATGGTGGTGCATCTCCAACTGATGCTACTGACTACAACGTTGGTCAAGGTATGAGAACTGATGACTCAGAAAAACTTGGTGAGTCAGGAAGTGCTTTCAACGAGATGGCTTTCTCAATCGAGAAAGTAACTGTGACTGCAAAGTCAAGAGCTTTAAAAGCACAGTACAGTTTAGAATTAGCTCAAGACCTCAAAGCAATCCACGGATTGAATGCAGAGGCTGAGTTAGCGAACATTCTATCAACTGAGATTCTTGCTGAAATCAACAGAGAAGTTATTAGAACAATCTATAACGTTGCTGAACCAGGTGCTCAAGCAAACGTTGCTAACGGTGGTACATTTGACCTAGACACAGACTCCAACGGAAGATGGAGTGTTGAGAAGTTCAAGGGTCTTATATTCCAAATCGAAAGAGACGCTAACGCTATCGCACAAAGAACTCGTCGTGGAAAGGGTAACATGATCCTTTGCTCCGCAGACGTTGCTTCAGCATTAACAATGGCAGGTGTACTTGACTACACTCCAGCACTTAACGCTAACCTTAATGTAGATGACACAGGCAATACATTTGCTGGTGTATTACAAGGTAAGTACAGAGTGTACATTGACCCATTTGCTGCTAACGTTTCAAGTACACAGTACTACGTTATCGGTTATAAGGGTTCATCACCATATGACGCTGGATTATTCTACTGTCCATATGTACCTCTACAAATGGTTAGAGCAGTTGGTCAGGACACATTCCAACCAAAAATTGGCTTTAAGACAAGATACGGTATCGTTGAGAACCCATTCTCACAAGGTACAAATCAAGGTCTTGGAGTTCTTACACGTAACAAGAACCGTTACTACAGAAGAGTTAAGGTTGCAAACCTTATGTAATCTCTTTTACATATCATACGAGAGGGTTCATCGAACCCTCTTTTTTTTATCTAAATAAAAATAAAACTAATAATGACTGGTTCAGCGTTATCAAAACAGATACAGAATAGAAATTTTTTATCAGGAGTTGCATTTAAGTTTAATTTGGGAAAGTTTCCAAAGGTTGACTTTTTCTCAAATTCTGCTAGAATACCAGAGTTGAACCTCGAACTTACTCGTCAACCATCATACCTAAAAAATATAGATGTACCAGGTGAAAGATTAACTTATGGTGATTTAACACTTCGGTTTTTAGTTGATGAGAATATGGAAAATTATATCTCCGTATATAACTGGTTAAAAGGATTAGGATTTCCAGAGTCAACTGAAGAGTATGCAAATCTCATAAAGGATAAAGAGGGTATCAGAGATCCAAAACAAGCATTTTGTGATGGCACTTTAAGAATATTAAACAGTAACTATAGAGAAGTAGCAAAGGTAAAGTTTACTGACCTATTCCCAACATCCTTGACATCTTTAGATTTTGATGCTACAAATACAGATATACAATACTTTACAGCAGAGGCAACTTTCAAGTATACTATTTACAATTTGACAAGCAGCATTAAATGAATCTTGAAAAAATTCAGGAGATGTGGGAGAAAGACTCTCAGATCGATCCTGATAATCTACATGATGAATCACTAAAAATACCTCAACTTCACTCAAAGTATTATACACTCTACAATACAATTACTTTGTTAAGGGAGAAAGCAAGAGAAAGTTATGCCAAAGTCAGATTAGAAAGATATAATTACTATACTGGAAAAGCAACAGCAGAAGTTTATGCAGAAGAACCATTTCCTTATAAGGTTCGTGAGAAGGATGCAATCCAA